TTGGCACAAATAAAACAAAAAGGGACAAAGTATCCAGAAGTTCATTATTTTTATAATAATCCAAAACCATTAAGTTTTGATTTTGATAATTCCAAATTAGATTTTACAGGAAAACAAATGACTGAATTTGAGGAAAATGATTTATTTACAAAGTTGTTAAAACTTAATCAGGAGAAATCAACATTAATGATTTTAGTGCTTATTGGTTGTGCTAATTTAATAATTGGATTTTTTATTGTTGCAAAAATAATGGGGTGGATTAAATGAATATTCTTTATACTGTTTTGCTTGTAATTTTTGGTATAAGTTTAGGTTATACAATTTTTTTGATTTTAAATATTTTTATTAATTTTTATAAAAAAAATGTTAATCAAAAAAATAAAAAAGAAATATATGAGGTAAATGAAATGAAAACAATAAAAGATAGATTAAATATTTTAGAGAGTGAAGTTAAAATAAAGAAAAAAAGAATTTCAGATAATACCATAGTTGAAATACAAGAAGTTATGAATAAGTTAAAAACATTAATTGATAATGAAGTTATAAGAAGAAAAGAAAAAGGAAATGTAACAGGTAAAAGCTTATATTCAAAAGAAAATGAATTTAAAAAAACAAATTGAAACTAAGTGGGACACGCACCCAAATAAATTTATTGTTACTGTTACTTTAGGGGAAATTAGGGATTTAATCAAAGAAGCAAAGAAAGAAGTGTTTGATATATTTGAAAAATATGCTAAAGGAATAGATAAAGGTCATACAGACAACAAGTTTTGGGATTGGTTTAAAAACACAAGAAAATTTCAAGGTGAAAAGCATTAATTAGAGGTTAAAAAATGTTTATTAAAAGAGATTGTAGAAATTGTATATATTATCCAAATAAATGTAAAAACTATAAATCAAGAAAATATTATTCTTGTTCATTTTATGAGGTTTAAAAAATGGGATTAATTAATTTAAAAAAAAATAAAAAAGAAGAACAACAAGTTAATTCAGTAACTGTTGCACCAATGGGCTCAGATGCTGAAATTATGGCAGAATTTCAACAAATGCAACAAAAGAATGAGATTGCAGAAGTTTTAAAGGAGTTATTTAATTCTGAAAAGATTTTAATGATGACTGATTTAACTATGGATGAAATAAAATTGGCTTCAAGTATTTATATTTTATCTGAAATGAAAAATATAGATTATTGGAAAAAAGGCATTGAATTTTATATGAAATTAGTATTAAGTAAAAATAGAAAATCAAGAAAAGAAATATTAGATGCAATAAGAGGGTATTCATCACCAACAGGATTATTAAGTCGTATTAATCCTGCAAATTGGAATAGAAATAGGTAAATTAAATAAAATAAATAAGGTGAGATAAATGGGAGAAAATATGTATAATTTAATGAAAAGAATAAATAAAGAAGCCAAAAAATCTGAAAGTTATAATACAGGATTAATTGGTGAGCAATTGATAATTGCAAGTTATAAACAAATGTCTTTAGATAAGTTAGAAAAAATGATGTTTATAATAAGTAAAATTATAAAACAAAAAAAGGAATTTATAAAAGTTGCAAATTCACAAAAAGGCAATGTAGAAATTACTAAAGACAAAATAATCAAAAAAAAAGTTAAAACGAATCCTGAATTTTTAAAATGATAGTTTTTGCAATATTTATATTATTTTGCTTATGGTTTTATATATTATATTTAGATTATGGAGTAATAATGATATTTTATTTTCAAATATATTGTTTAATTTATTATTATTTAGTAAATTGGATGAATAAAGAAATAAATAAAAATTAAAGAGGTTGAAATGATTACTTTAGTAATTGGAAGACAAGGTTCAGGTAAAACTTTATTGCTTGTTAAAAAAGCATACGAATATTATAAAAAAGGCAAAACAATATATAGTAACATAAAATTAAATTTTCCTTTTAAACCAATAGATTATAATGATATTATTGAATGTAAATTAGAGAATGCAGTTGTTATATTAGATGAAATACATTTATTATTAAGCAGTAGAAATTCAATGTCTAAAATAAATAGATTGATTGTAGATGGCTTTTTATCTATGGTAAGAAAAATGGGTTTAACTATAATTGCATCAACACAAACAGAAAGAAAAGTTGATGTTAGATTTAGAGAAGAAAAAGATTTTTTGTATGCTTGTAATAAATATGCTTATATAAATAATACATGGCAAGAAGTTTTACATAATCAAAATTTGGATAAAAGTGTACCTTTAATGATACATTTAGATATTAGAGAAGAGTTTTCTATGAATTGGATTGCTATGTCTTTTATAGGTAATCAATATTTTGATTTATATGATACAACAGAAATTGTTAAAATTAAAGGTGTTGATGATGAAGAAATACCTTTTATAGAAATTCAAGAAAATGAAAAAATGTTTAAATTAAAACAAGAATTAATTGAATTAAAAAAAGAAAATAAAAAACAAAAAATTAAATTACAAAAATATGAACAAGTTACAGAAGACATTAAAACATTAAATAAATTAATGTGATGATAAAATGAATATATCCATAAACGACTTTACAAATTATAATGCACCTGCTATTGATATTGGAGTTTATTATAAAGATGTATGTCAACAATTAAATAAATATTTTATAAGAACAGGATTAATCATAATCATTTTATATATTTTTATACATTGGTTTAACTGGTGGTTTTTCAATTATGGTTACAAAAAATTTAATAATTTTATATTTTTAAGTTTTGATGAAAAATCAAAAATTAGAAAATATATTGGTAATTTAAATAATTTAGAAACAAGAATTTATTGGGATATTTGGATTAAAAATAAATTAATGAAATTAATGGTTGGTTATATATCAATAGTTGTATATTTAAATTTAAATTTAAAATGAAAAATAATTTAAAAACTTATGAAAATAGAGTTTTAAAATTAAAACATAGATTAAAATATTTAGGTAACAATATTAGAATTTTAAAATTAAAACATAGATTAAAATATTTATGTAATAATATAAATGAATTTAAAGAATTAAATAAAGAAATTTTAAGATTAAATAAAATAATAAAATCAAAAATAGATAAAAAAAAATATTTTAAATATAGTAAATAA